ACTAAAGTTATAGTAAATCATTCCAGAATAATTAACAAAAGTAGCTTCATACTCTTGTTGAAACGTTCTTAGGTCTAGGTCTTGCTTTGCCTGTTCTATTTCGTCTTCTGATACCTGTTCGCCCTCTAGTGTCGTGTATTGAAAGCTTTTCCAGTCCTTATTAGTTTCCCCCATCTTGTATAACTCATAAGACCAGTTACCGAACCCTCTAGGACTACCACAGAATAACGCATGACCTTTTGTGTCTGACAACGTAGGTCTAAGAACCTCAAACCATGTTTCTTTACTGATATCTGCAAACTCGTCCATGACTAAACCATGTAATCCAACACCCCTCAATGAGTTCTCATTATCTGAACCCCTTAAAGTTATCTGGCTATTATTCTTGAGTGTAATAGTCAAATCGCTGTGGTTTATGCTCTTGACCCATTTGTGCTGTATCATCTTTTCTTTGAGAACACCCCAACAGATAGCCTTTGCTTGTCTGTAACTAGGTGCAACGTACCAAACCTTTTTATTTGGCTGACTTGCAAACTTGGCTAATTCATTTATGGCTAGATATGTTTTACCGAACCTACGCCCTGTAATCAGAACCCTAAAACGTGAGTCATCTTTGATAACTTTCTTTTGTGGTGCTGTTAAGGGCATTAATCAGCCGACCACACTAGTGGTTCATCTAGTTCGCTTGTTTCTATCTTATCTTGTTGACCTAAAATATTCTTTCCTAAAAATATCTGCATAGTTACATTGCCCTTTTCAGCAGACTTCCATTGCAGTTGTCTAAGACGCATTTTCATTTCACTACGCCCTTTTGTCAGAAATTCCGAATAACTCTTTTCTAAAAGGTCTGGTGAACACCCAAAGAAATCAGCCATTTCTATATTAGTACAACCAAATTTAGCAAGCTTTTGTAACTGTTTTGTATCTATGTTGTACTTCTTTGGTCTAGCCATCCTATTTTTACCCTATAGTAAGGTGGTGTGGCAAAAAGAAAACCGCCTTATGAAGTCCAATCAAACTGAGGTTGTCAACTCAATGCCACTTTAAATATTTACCTAATATTAAAGAATAAATCTACTCAATTTTTTATCCAGTACATTCACCATCATCCGCTTGACAGAGAAGTCCCTCTGTATCAAATATCCAATCTCCTTGTCTTGAAACAAACTCTCCTATCTCCTTGTAGGTTCGTGTTTTATGGAAGGTTCTTGATTTAGCTCTTTTACTGTGATTAGTTTCTTCAAGTTTAACCCACCATTTAGCTCTTTCTGGATGCAAACGCCATAAAGCTGAAATGTTCTTTTCACTTTTTAGAAAACATCCATCACAATTTCCAAATCCAGAAGTAACTTTCAAATCAAATGGTTGTTCTTTCCAAAAACCCATGACATCTTTTTTACTGTGATTAGCTAAAGCGATAGGATACCAATTAGTTACTTCTTTTTCACGGCTATCTTTTAATCTATGTTGCTCATCACCCCTTATACCAACAGTATTAAACCATTTTTTCCAACCGACACTTTTCAAGTATCTTTTTATTGTAAGTATTTTCATCTCAACTGTGCAAAATCTTTGAAAATTATTAGGCAATGTCTGCCTTGCTTTAACTAAAGCTTCAAAAGGCTCTCCGTTTCTTGATGCGGAATTGTGATTAACTATCTCAAACGTGTATCTGTTTTTATTTTTTTCGTAATCTCTAATTACTTTATATTCAAGCCATGTAATAGGAACATTCCATTCATCACCGCATCTTTGCACAAAATCATAAGTTTCTGGCATCTCTCGCCCTGTATTAGCAAAGACCACTTTTACGTTTTCATTTAATCCGTTGTTAGCTTCTAATATTTTATATAGCATGAAAGCACTTGTTCTACCACCGCTAAAACTTATAAGTACATTTCCATCTGGTAATTTATAGTTATTATTTATCATTTATCTTTTTCTCATTCTCTTTTCTTTGCTTTTTCGCAAGTTTTTTCCATTTCTCAACTGTTTCCTTTTTGAAAACCCTAGTATTTCTTTGGTTTGTATCTGGAACGATTGGTTTTAGTGCAAATATTTTTTCGTAATCTTTATCCATTATATCCATCCTATTGTTGGTGATTCGATATTACCTTTTGACCATACAAACCATGCTAGAGCTAACATACCACCGCTATACGCTTCACCATTTTTCATTAATGCCTGTCTTTGACTAAATACCCATACTTTTTCTGGTGGATATTTCTTGAAGAACTCTCGCCTTGCTACACCTTCCAGAAAGCTTAGTTTTAGAAGTAAAGCCACTTTATACCTTGCTAATTCTACAGCCTTTTCAGCAAACTCTAACGAGTTCTTAAATGGTGGGTTTGTTATAATGTTGTCGTGCTTTTGTGTTTCCATTAGAAAGTCAATGCGTGGTGTTCCATATCCTCTATCTACCAAATCACTTGAAAACACATTATAGCCATTCTTTATTAGTACTTTTGAGATATGCCCTTGACCACAACACGGCTCATAAATGTCACCCCTAAACGTTGTAACTCTCATAAGGCTTTCGGTTGACTCTTTTGGTGTTGCATAGAAATCATTTTTTTCCCTGCTATCACCATAACCTATTATTTTTTGTGCTTTACTCATGGTACATCCCAATAATAATTAATGACACTTCTACAATTCTTTTTTGTAGAAATAGGGTCACGCACTTGGTTGATGGCTGTGGCTAACGCTAAACATTCAGCATGGTTGTCAAAGACAAGGCGGTGAACTTCTACGTTAGGGTTTTCTATATCTGTGATAGTAATGAGATACATGGTAAATGTTATAACCTCTAACATTTTTTTACAGCTTTTATTTTTTCGTCCAGTTTATCGAAATATTTTTGTTTCCATTCTTTTGACAATCCTTTTAAATCTTCTTCAATATTTGCTTGAATCATTTCTACAGCTTCACACATACACCAAGATTCGACAGTGCAAAAACCCATTTTGTCTAACTCACAATTTGGTTGTGGATATTCTGTATTCATAACCACCCTCGCAAATCAAGATACTTTTCTGCTTGTTCTTTTGTAAACTCACCTTCTGCTATTGCTCTTTGAACATCCCCTGTGTGATGCCTAGCTGTAGAAACAACGTAACCTTTTACAGTTTCGGTTTCCACACACTCCTTGAACTGCTTAAGTCTGAAGGGGTACATATCAACCTTTTCTGTGCTTTGTGCTTTTGGTTGTTCATCCAGATATTTCTTAGCAGATAGCCAAAAAGCAGGTTGTTTAGCAAACTGTTTATCTTCTACAGATTTATAATATTTGTTATACAATTCTGCTAGTTCTTCTGGCTTATCTATCCATTCGTCTTCTAGCTTCAAATAGTTTTTCTCCGCAGTGCCTTTAGATACTTTATTCGCTACCTTTTCCCAAAATTTTAAAAATAAGGGTGCATAACTTACTTTGGTTTGTTTAGGACTAGGGGTAGGGGTATGGGGTAGGGGGGTTTTATCTAGGTTATCGCTAGGTTCAGTGCTAGGTTTTTTTGGTCTACCACCAAGCTTACCATTCTCTTTAGAAGCTTCCATACGCCTTGATATATAGAGATATTCCTGTAGTTGTCTTTCGTTTTGATAGTGGTCATTAACAAGAACAAAAAACTCTTTTATAACATTATCACAGCTACTACATTCAGAATTAGTAAAACAACTAGCTATCCTATACTGTGTTTCCTTATCTTTTGGTATACCTGCACAACGCTTGTTCCAATTAAAGCACAAAAGCCTTATGTATATTCCCAATGACTGTGCTGAGAGGTGGGCAGTCCCTGCGATAAAGTCTTCAGTAAATAGATACCACGCTTTCATTTTCTGGGTTGGTTTTGAATTTTCATGTATAATCATATCGAACTCCAATTTAGTTTATTGTAACCCCTTCAAGATAAAACCTAAAGGGGTTTTTTGGTTTAGTATCCCCATACTTCCTTCCTAGCATTAAGAACTGTCTGCTCTTTCCATATCCAGTTATCGGGGTTTGGCACTAGAGAGTCTCTAACGTTATCTGGGGTATCTACTGTTTTGAGATAATTACCCATCACTTTTAGAATATGCTTACATATCTGCATAGGCTGTGAGTAATCGTCTAAAGACATAGCAATAAATTCAGCATCTTTTGTCTTAGTAGGGTTCTTTAGATACCACAAGATTTGCTTGCTGTTTGTCGCTTTGTTATAGATGGATTGTTGCATAGAATGTGAAATACTAACCCTTTGCGGTAGGCTTTTAGACGTTTTCAAATCAATATAAAAATCTTCTTTCGTCTTTTTATCCTCAAAGTGAAAGTCGGTATATCCAACAAAAGGTATGGTGTCTATTTCTATTTCTACCTTTTTTTGATAGGTCAATAGATTCCATGTGTAAGCGTATTTCTGAAACTCCTTAGTTCCTAGCTGTAATAATGGCACTAAGTTATTTCTTTCATCTTCTGTTTTAGGGTCATTTATCCTTGAACAGTTTGCATCATATTCAGACATCATTTTTTCTGTGGCTTCTTCTAGCGGTAATCCATTTAGAAACATATTGATACCAGACTCCACAGATTGCCCACGTACGGCTGATGCACTGGTAGGGAATTCATACCCAAATATTCGCCTTAACGCCCATCGTTCACGATAAAAAGCGAACTCGTTTAAATGTGAGAAGGATAAAGGCAACAAATCAAACTTTTCGAAATGCTCCCTCATAGCAAATCCATATACTCTTGAGTGTGCTTTTTGTTTTCTTCAATCTGTTTTTTCAAATCAAAGCATAAATCATGGGCGTTACTTTGTCTGCCGAACTTAATCATATATTCATTAAGAGCATCCAGAAGGTTATCCATAACCCTTATTTCGCTTGAATGTTTTGCTAAACCTCGTTCTTTCTTCTTATCAATTTTTCTTTCCATTTCAAATTCGAAAAAGGTCTTTGAATTATCATACTCAACCATTTGCTTTCTCCTTTTGAAGAGAATATTCAGCAAAGGTTTTGCCATCGACTTTCTTTTTGTGGGTAATGATATTATGACCCTTTTGCCTTAGATCGAATATTCTTGAACTAAGTCTGAAACAACCAAAATTGTTCAAAGCTTCAAGGGGGGTTATTTTGTTACCTATCTCAAGGTAATCTAAGATTTGTTTGTTTTGTGATTCTGACATTGTAACTCCTTTCTATAAGTTATATTTAGCCATTTCCCTCTCTGTAACTACGCGTGTGCGTAGATCGTCACGAAAGGCGCGGAAAGACTCAAACCTTATCTTGGCTCTGTTCCTCCGCTTTAAGGTTTCACTATATCTATTAGTGAAATCCCTAAACTTGTCATGGTTGTATATCAAACCATCTAACTCTTTCATATTCTTATACATTTTTTGTCTGGAAAACTGAAGCGTTAGTTCCGCTATAATCATTTTTTCCTCTTTTTTCATAAGTTCACAAGCGGTATCTAAATCCGCAAATATCATCCCTAATTGCTCTTGTTGATGGGAAATTTTATGGGGGTCAAATTGTAGTGAGTAAATATCGGTCATTTGATGCACTCCGAATAGGTTATCATATACCCCATTTTATCTTTGTAGCTGTCGTGATGCTTTGGGTTAGCCTTTAGCCTAACTGTCTTTTGCCAGTCGTTGCAAAGAGCCACTTGATGCGGTTTTACCTCTATTCCTAAGATAACCGACCACCCTTTAGCGATCTCCTCATGGTTTGTTTTTATATCGCCATAATCTCTTCCGCGACTTTCAACAATACTCACTACCTCTTTACATAATTTTTCACCAACCATCGGGATTTTCCTTTTTCCACTCTATTCGTTCTAATAAATCTTTTTTCCACTGCTCGTTGAGTTCCTTGTCTGAGTGTCCAAGCGTATGACACTTGCGACATAGGGCATAAAGATTGTCTATGCGGTTCAGCCTGTTGTTTTTGACTCCACCCATTCCCTTTGGAATCAAATGGTGTATATCGACCGCCACTTCTTTATGACAATTCCAACATAAGGGGATATCGTTTTCGTGATACCCCCAAAAGTCAGAAAAAAGCTTCTTATAGTTCTTTAAGGTTTTCATTAAATGCCCTTACTGCATTTTTGGTAAGTTCTTCAATATCATTCACCGAAAAGTGACCAGAACCCATTGAACGACCCACAACACCAGTAACAAATATATCTAGACGCTGTGTATCCCCTTTATTAAAGCCATTTGAAGGCGATTTAGATGTAAAGGTATTATTTGCCTGTGGCATCGGTTGTGGCGGTTGTGTCGGTGTATATTGGGGTGTTTGTTGTGGTTGATAGGATGCCTGTTGGTCATTTGGATTTACTACCACTACATTTTCTACATTGGTATAAGGATTGCCATTAGCTGAAGTTTTGTGATTTACAACATCACAGTTTATGGTATCCCCTTTTTGTGGCAAAGGATTCAAAAATGAACCTCTAGCGTAAAGCCTTTTTCCATCTATTAAGTCGATAGAATAATTAGGTACTCCATCTTTCGTAGTATCAAAAATTTTATCTATTATTCCTTGCATAATATCTCCTATTATTATTTATTGATTACATTATAGCCACGACCCTCTAAACACCTATTAACAAAATCCTTTCTGGTATTTGCTTTAGGTGAGAGCCATAGCACTCTCCACCTTAGACCATTATAAACTGCTTTGCTTTTATCCCAAACGTAACTTGTCTGGTCTTCTACCAAGCTTTTACAGGTATAATAATCATCGTGGAATCGGTTCATATCGCCTTTGATATTTGCCGATGATTTTCCTCTACTATCAACTATTGGCATGGTAGAACACCCACCAATAACAACGGCTGACAATAAAGTGAAAATTAGTTTTGATTTCTTCATGTGAACTCCAATTCATTTTAAAACCTATATTATTTTTTTGGTTATGTCTATGTAAAAGCCACTAAAAACAAATACCCAAGTCCAAAAAGCATTATCAAAAATGCACTATCAAAAACAATTTCTAATAACTTTTTCATCTTTTACTTGCTCCAAACTTTTGAATTTTATTTTTCATTAGTTTTTGTAAAACCAACTGGTCTAAATGTTTTTTTACTGAGAAGTACAAGGTAAGTTCGTTATAAATTTTTTTATCTTCTTCATAACTTTTTTCCCCCATATCAATAATATCAGACTCAAAATTATCATCTGAACTTTTTGTTTTAAGTTCTTCTCTAGCCTTAGAAACAATCTCACAATATTCTTTGACCAATCCGTAATGTTTGGCTACTGACATATTTAGGACTCTTACGTTGTAAAGCGTTTTGTTCCCTATTTTTGTTGGTTGTTCTATCATTTCTAAACCCTCCAAGGAACGTAAAAATCTAATGTAGATAAGCCTAGTTCTTTTTTAACTTTCCAATATCTACGATTATCCCAATACATCCAAATTTCATTTCCTAGATTTATTATTTGCTCGTCTGTGAACCCTCTAAGAATTAGGCTTACTATTTTTTTGTCTTCTAATTTAACACCCTCACTTAATAAATATTTGCCCATTTCAAATTTAAAGGTGAGTGCTTTTCTGATTTTGTGTAATCTGATTTTCATTATCTTACCCCCTCAAAAATTTTGGTCTGTGTAATAAGCTTCTTCCAATGAGTAAGCACGATTTACAAGCCACCCCTGTATCTGCCGATAGTGGTCAAATGGCTTACCATAATCTAAAATTTCTTGATTGCAGTTCTCAATAAGTTCACCCCACAATTCTCTGTGGGTTTCTGCCGAACACCATAAAGTCCAAGGGTTATTGTGAACTTCATCTAATTCAATAAAAAATTTAAGGGTGGTATAAGATAACTTCATATCAATTTCTTGATAGTAAGAATCACTCTTTTTAAATTCTATAGTAGACTTCCAAGTAACTGAAAGTTTTGGATCACTTTCTAATTTTATTGTTAAATCTGTCATTTTGAACTCCAATTATTATTATTATCATTAATAACCTAGATTATAAGCTAGGTTTATTTCATTGTCAACAAAAAAGTTTGCAAAAAAAAAGGGGGAATGAATCCCCCTTAGTTTAGGTGTGTATTGAATCAGCTTACGCCCTCTATTTTTTCTTTTAGCTTTTCCCACGATAAACCATCGTTCTCATGTGGCTCACACTTGTTTTCCCATTTACCTATAAATTTTGTTAATTGCTTATGTCCTTTTGCATAGGATTTAAAATCTTCATCCTCTGGTGCAAAAAAATCTAAATTTTCATTAGCTATATCTAATCTATGTTTTGCTTCTTTGATTAAATATTTATCTGGGTAAAATTTATTTATTATTTCATCATTAATATCACTCTCGACATCTTCACGATCAATGTAAAAAAACTGGTGAACAAGCTCTTCACATTTTAACGCATCTTTAACTATTTCTCTCATTTAGAACTCCAATATTGTTTTTGTTTATAATTAAACCTAACATATTTTCTAGGTTTTGTCAAGAACTATTTTTTTGGACTAATTTTTTAAAGTCTTGTTTTATTGTGTTTTTATTGGTATTTTTATAATATTCCTCCTAAGTTAGCGGAATATACAAACTGAACTCCAATTCGATTTGTATAGTAGGGGGTAACTTTTATAACTTAAATGGGTGCAATCTCATTAGAATTTAGAACTTACCCCCTATGACCAAAGAATCAGACATACAAATAGCCTGTAATGATTACCTAAATTATCTGTGTAAATACTACCATTTTCGACACTTCCATGTTCCAAATGAAGGGCAAAAGTCTATTGGCTACCATCTAAAGATGAAAAAGATGGGTCTAAAGTCTGGCTGTCCAGATATTATTGTAGAATATCCTGAAGGAAGGGTTTTGTATATTGAGTTGAAGAATGAAAAAGGTAGGCTTTCGGATGCTCAGAAGCTTTGGGCGGTGCAATCAAAAGCGTTGGGTACACCTCATTTTATTGTGAAGGGCGGTGTAACTGAGTGTTTAGATCAGATAAAAGAGATTATCGAAATAAACGTTCCTGTGCGGTCTTAAGTATTTCAGCGTTACTTTACCCTTTTTACACGCAACAGGCGTTGTACAGCCTTTAAATTGCCTTTGAAGGGCATTTTATTCTTTCTGGTGCGTTTCCGCTTACGTCCTATGGGTCTTTTGTCTATGAGTTCAGAAATAGTAGCTGTAGTTGTAAAACCTATCATTTGCCGACTTTCCGCATGGCTCTAGTATGTGCTTGCGCGAATGTTTTTCCAGACTCTAGGTCTTTAGCCATTTCTTTCATATGTTTCAATGAATGATGTCTAGCGTGTCTGTTCATAGCTTTCTTTTGCGTCTTGTTAAGCTTTGTCGTGAACTTCTTAATAGATTTTACTAAAACCATCTAACGCTTTTTTCTTTTCATCTTTTTGGTTTTTTTCTTCTTCTTTTTCATTCCCATTGAATGAGAACCTTTACCTGTGTGATACGGCATTTATTTCTTTCCTTTCTTTTTCTTTTTACCCTTTTTTTGACTTTTTAGAATTGCTTCCTGTAGTCCTTTTGGTAGTTTTTTTTGCTTTGGTGTTAGTGCCATGATAACCCCCTTTAGTTTTGTGGTTCAATGATTTTTTTAGAAAAAAACTCGCAATCTTTGAGAAGAAATCATAAAGCTTTAAATATACTTTTTTCATGTCCTTATATCCTGGGATTTATTCAATAAAATCAAGTACTTAGCTCAAAATGAGGTGCATCTATAAAGGGTCTTCTGCCTTGTGAGCGTCTAAGGTCTATATAAGCCATCATAGCTTCTTCGGCTGTACCTTCCCAATCTCGCAAGTCTGGTATATGCCATGAAGCACCCCATTTTATTCCTACTCCTTCTCTTACTGACGCCTCTTTGAACGCATCTGCTATATCATCGTATAAATTTAATTCCCATGAAATGCGTGAACCACCAATATAAGCCACAACATCAACCGCATCTCCTGTGAGGTGTTTACTTTTCATGGTTTGTGATGCACCTCTAGCCACTAAATCTTCTTGCTCTTTTTCGGTTCTGAGTCCACAAGTAACCCCAAAGTCTACATTTGTAAGACCTATCGCTGTGGTGACTACTGAATGTAATTCGTTCTTTACTCCGTCTAATCGTCCTAAACTTCTTTGTGATAATGCAAAAGCCATTTTATTTCCCCTTTGTATCTGTTTTGAACGCTTTATCTACGCTTCTCATTCCTGCTATTCCCAACATACCTAGTAATAAAGGCATCATTACCGCCATGTCAGCTTGTGGAATAAGTATACCAAATCCTGCACAGATTGGCGATATAAGATAATTAATTGCTAAAGATAATCCACAAATCCATCCTATAAGCGGTCTCCATGAGGATTGAAACCAATTTCCTTTAGCTTCTTCTTGATTTACCTTTATTTGTGCTAACGCTAGTGCTTGAGCGTGTTTATCTGCCATTGTAGCCAACTCGTGTGCAAGTTTAGCCTTTTGGTCTTTGTCCTCTATAAACTTGTCTAATAACCCTGTTACTGGTTCGACAAGTGACCCTAATAAACTCATTTTTTTACTCCTGTTCTATCTAATACCGAAAACCCCATAAAAGCACCAATTATCCCTGCTTGTGCCAGATAAAATAGGTTTGATAGGTCAGTGAGTAGTTTTATTCGTGAATCTGGTATCAAGGGTGTAAACATTATTATTGTAAAGACCAACATAGACCCTAGAGAAACCCAAGCCATGTTTCGTTGATGCATTTGCTTTCGGTTTATTCTTTTGACTTCTTCTGTTTGTTGCCAACTATCTATTTCAATATCAGAAATAACACCATCTTTATTAGCGTCCATTTCGTTATATTTTGAATCTTTTTCTAATTTTTTTTGTGTCATTCTTTTCTCGTTACTACTTTTGGTTTGCAATATGCCGAAAACGTATTTCTTGTTTGTCTTTCATTATAAAAATTAATCTTTTCCGCATACCAGTTGCACTTATCAATACTTCCATATTCTATAGACTCGTCATAAATTTGTGTACCTTCAAGAATAACAAGCACGAATAACAATGTCATTTTTTAAAACTATCATTCAGTGAGTCTAATACTTGGTCAATATTCGGCGGTTTACCATGAGGGTCATAACGGCAAGAGTATTCGACAGGACAACTCCCTTCAACCACTAGTGTATATGTATCGTTTGCACCTTTGTATAAACAAACTTGCTGACCATTTTTTGCTTTCACTCTTTTATATCTCCTACAGGTTATATATTTTGGGTCTTCTCTTATGCCTTTTCTTATTTCTTGTTCCCATGTCCAGTCGCTAAATTTTTTGAGAAAACAGGTAAAACATTGTATTATATTTTCCGATTTTGCTAAATATATGATTTGACCATCGACACACAGCCATTCAAACGTTTCTTGCCCACCTTCTTTTCTTACACAATTATCCGAACCACCCTCTGTCCAACCCCATGAGTGAGTAAACAAAAAGACCCAAAAAACCAATACCAACACTGAGAACAATGGTAAGTACCACAATAGTGATAACTTTTTCTCTAAATTGCTGTTTATCGTAAACCTCCTTTTGTCTTCTCTTTCTTATATCCCCTTCCATCCTAAGTAATTCGTCCCATTTTGACTGTCCATAGCTATATTGGATATAGGTGCGCAAATCATTCCTTTGTGATTCTAACGCCTGTTTAGCACTAAATGCTTCAATGGCTTCTTGTTCAATAGTTTTGCCATTCATTACTTTTCGAAACAACGATGGGTTTTTTGCTGACTTGTGAGCGTTATCAATATCGGATACCGCACCCATCCATCTTGACAAATCCTGTGACATAGATTCAAGTTCTCGACCTGCGTGAAATGCCCTTTTTAAGCCATTAAATGCGGTGCTTGCGACTGCTAGGCTCGCACTTATACTAACAGGGTCAAACATTTAACAACCCCCCTGTAATCAATTTATAGCACTATAGTGTTAAAGATGACCCCGAATGAACTAAGAACATAAAAGGCGGTTATAGAAATGACTATTCTTTCAAGTCGTGAAACCCTACGTTCCATATCCTGTCTAAAATGGTACATATCGTTTTTGAGTACGCTTAACTCCATCAATATTGCATTTATATCTGCTTTGGTCATTATCCTGCTTCTGAGTCCTCTATGTTTTCATCAGTTTGTAGAGATGTAGAAAGTTTTTGTACATAATCGTTTTTTGCTATTTGGAAAATATCTATTTGTCTAACCAAGGTACTTAGCTCATTTATTTTATTTTGGCATAAAGTAATTTGGTCAATCAAAACTTTTTGGTCACTTTTAAGATTGTCTATAGGGTATTCTTTACCATCAATGTTTATTACGTTACTCATTTAACTGCTCCAAGGTTGTCCACTGCCTGACTTCGGTGTTTTGCTTTCTGAAATTTGACTGGCAACAGCTGTTTCTATTCTGGTTACTTCATCAGAACCAAGCAGTGCCTTTGCCCATGTTATACAGTTTTCTTCGGTTACTTTTGCGTATTCAATAAATTTTCCTGTCGGGTCTGGACATCCTACGCTACCATACAAACGTCCACTGTGTGTTACACCATCTACTGTTTCTGCATCAGTGCAATTCCAGTGTAATTGATGTATTTGATTTGCACCTTTTGCACCAGTTACGGTGAAATCAGTGTTTACTATTTTCCATGTTATCGCCATTATATACTCCTTTACTTGGCTTCCAATGCTGTAAGTCGTGCTTCTACAGATGAGAAGATAAATGAAAACAACTCAGGGTATCGCACACCTAGTCTTGTGCGTTCTGTGTAACCATCAGTTTTTTCATACTTATACTCTTTATAAGTATAAGCATCCTTTGCTTCTATACCTTTTTCTTTATCTGCTTTTACTGCATCAACAGATACTTCTTTTTCCCACCATGTATCTGATGTAAACAATCCATAGTTAGACGCATCTAATCCCTCTGCTTTGAAAGCTGTTTGTACTTCTTGTGCTACTATGCCTGTATGTGTTCTAGCCTTGTCACCTTTTTCTGTAACCTTATCTTTCCATTTAAATGTTTTAAATAGTGCTGATAGCTTTTTTGCTACGTTAAGTTCTTTAGCTGTTGCACTTGCTATGTCTTGCTTTTCATTTTGGTCAGATGTTTGGATTGTGCCGTTAGTTGCAAAGATGTCATCAAATCTAACTCCCGATGCTCCTAAATCCGTATTGTTATCTGAGTCATTGTTGTCTCTAAAAGGAAGTATCTGACTTCCACCAAAACGAAAACCAGAGTGACTTGCCTCACCTTGAATGTAAAGCCCTGTTGACAAATACCCAATAGTTCCCACAAGAGCGTTGTTTTTTCTAAAATCTAATATAGCTCCATCGCTTGTAGTTCTATTAAGTAACGCAACTGTGTCACCACTTCGTGTGACTGCTAATTGCCCAGCGTTATTATATTCAAAACCAACTGTACCACTACCAGAAGAAGTCTTTCCAACATAAAAATTTCCACTGCTATCAATCCTCATGCGTTCTGTTGCTGTTGTGTTATTTGAAGAGGATGTGAAAAATCTAATATTAGAATTTGACGCTGTCCCTGCGCCATCAAACAGTTGAATACCAGCGTGTGCCCTTCCAGTATTTACAAAAGCACCTGTGTTAGGGTTACGTTGTGTATTAAGTTGTATGCTTGAACTGTCAAAATCTATAAACCCTGCGTTTGAAGTTCCACCAAGTTGTAAAGCACCATTGCTATCAATCCTCATGCGTTCTGTTTGATTTGTCTTTATAACAAAATCGTGGTTTGTTCTTGTGCCTACTGCACCTCTTGTACCTTCTGCTTCAATTTCAGTAGTGACTGTGTTTGTAGAGTTATTAGCTTGTACAACACCTGAACTTGAGCCATTTACTTGCAAAGAAGTAAACCCAGACCCAAAAGAAGGAGGAGAACTTGTGCCAATACCCATGTTGCCACTGCTATTAATCCTCATAGTCTCAGTTTCATCTGCCTTTCTAAAAATAACAGTGTTACCATCAATTGATTGGTCACCAATCTCAAAGTTACTAAACTTTAATTGAGAGGTAAGATAAATATCTTTATATCCCAAAGAGGACGTTCCTAAGTCAATGTCATTATTTGTAACAGGAGATACTGCTCCATCTTTAATTGTTATTTGGTCTGTTCCTGCTACCTTAACATCTATCTGGTCATCAGTGTCAGCCGTAATGCTAGTGTCTGCATCAGCATCAAGAATAAGCTCTGTGCCATTCATATCTATGTTAGAGCCTGTCTGTACTTCTAATGTATTAGCCTTAAACTTAAAGTCATCTGCTCCTGCTATTTTAATATGTATTTCATCATCTGTGTCAGCCGTAATAGATGTATCAAAGTCTGCGTCAAGAGTAATCTCTTTACCGTTAAAGTTAATAACACCCTCAAC